ATACCCTAGCATTATCGTATACCGTAGCACTACCGAATACCCTAGCATTACCTGATACCTTAGCATCATCGTATACCCAAGCATCACCATCGTGACTCAAGTTATCTTCTTTTTGTATATACCCCCCTAATTCTCCCTTTTTAACTTCGCTAAATTCTTCCACACACTCGATTCTAAAAAGTGTTAATCCGCATACTTCTATTTTTAAATTTTCTCTTAGTTTGTATTTTCTCATTTACATATCCTTTTTATCATAGATATATAAGCCTCTGCTTTATGGTCGTTCTTTAAACACTTACAACACGAGTATTGGTTGTCTATAATATGGTAAAACATACCGTCTTTTTCTTTATCACATGAACAGCATCTTATAGGTGTCTGTTGATATATTTTTCTTAGTTTCAAAACATTACCTCCTTAATTGTTACTATAATAACAAAAAATTGTTACTAATTCAATATACTTTTTTTATAACTTTCCAATACTTGCCAGACTTAACAGCGTGTATTTCTTTCGGTTTTCTGTATACTGATTTTTCAATAAGCGCTTCTGTTACCGTTTTCGCGCTACCTCCCATTTCTTTTATTTGTTTTCGTGCCTTTTCTCCGGCCATTCCAAAATGCTCAACACATACCCACTCATTGAATATTTTTAAATATGACCAGTAAGAAACTTTCAAGCTGTCTTTCTTGCCCATTTTGACGTGCCTATTGTATGTGACATCTGTCACCTTAAATACCTGTGGTTTTATCTGGCTAGATAGAATAGCCCCGTCATACGCCTGAAAATCGTGATTAACTTCTGAATTATCAGGAAATTTAAATCCGCACTCTGGACATTCTTTTTTTGATGCATGGACTATTTCGTGGCAATTCCTGCACTCCTTCATAGGGGCTTCTCCGGGTTCTGTCGATTCACTCTTAGCTCGCTTTGTGGGTATTGCGTCAATTGGTCCGTGTTCAATAACATTATTCCCGTAATCAAGAAACAAACAGTTTTCCTTTCCCGGATATAGACGCATCCCACGGCCTACTATTTGCACGTAAAGCCCCGTGGATAACGTTGCCCTTACCATAGCTACTAAATCGCAAATAGGAGCATCAAAACCAGTAGTTAAAACACCTATGTTAATGAGGCATTTTAAATTTCCATTCTTGAAATTATTTGTAATCTTGTCTCGCTCTATCTTCGGTGTCTTGCCCGTCAACACCTCAACACTCCTTATTCCATTGTTTAAGAATTCTTCTTTAAGAAGCTCTGCATGAGATAGTCCAGAAGCGAACACAAGCCATGCTCTCCTGTCTTTCCCGTACTCTATTATTTCAGATACTACAGACTCGACTAAATCTTTTTTACTAGCTGCTTTGTTTAAATCGGATTCAAGGTACTCGCCACCTCTTTTCTTGACAGAAGTTAAGTCTATTTTTTGAACACCCCCTTTTGTAATAACATTGCACAAGTACCCGTTTTCTATAAGGTACGATATCTCTATGTCGTAAGATATGCCATCAAACAAACACCCCTTACCGTAAAGCCTTCCTGAATCCAGGCGATATGGCGTGGCGGTCAATCCTATAAACTTTGTTTTAGGGTTCATTAATAATAATGTATCCCTAACTCTACCGTATCGAGTATCCGCTCGTTTTGGTATCATGTGCGCCTCATCTATTATCACGATATCAAAAGGCTCGAATTTATGAATAGCCGTATCGATACTCTGTATACCAGCGAATAAAACATTTTGGAGCGTGTCTTTTCTGTTAAAACTAGCTGAGTATATTCCCGTATTGCACTCTGGGTATAGTTCATGAAATTTTAAACAGTTCTGTGAGATAAGTTCTTTTACATGGGTTAAGTTTAGTATTCTAACTCCCTCGTAACTAGTAACTAGGTGCCTACATATCTCTGCCATGATAATACTTTTACCTGCGCCGGTAGGTGCAACTACTAAAGGATTATTGCCCCTTCCTTTACTAATGTAATCAAAAACAGAATTTACTGCTTCTTGTTGATAGTCTCTTAGATGTATCATAAAACTACTAGGTTATAATATTTAAACTCAATAGGTGTTAAATCAAGTGTGTTATCAAACAAAACAAAATACTTGCAATTTTTTAAAGCGTCTTTAATAGGCAGGCTTAAATTGATATTGCATACTCTGTTAACTTGTCCGGTTAAATGCGGTTTGTCCTTAATACATACCTTTGCACCTTCCATTTCAGCAATTCTTTTTAACCTGAACAGCTTCAATTGGCTTTTTGTTTTAATCATTTTGAATTCCTTCATCTAAGTACCCATCTGAATACAATACATTTTTACCTTTTATTAAATCTATTGGAGTTCCTATAAGAGTAGGTAAGTACCTGTGATCTGAACATCCCTTTTCCTGTTCTTCTTTTGTGATGCCCTTGTTAAATTCCTCGCAATACCATCCACCTGTTTTTAAAGGTGTCGAATGCGCGCAAGTCCTGCAATTTCTTATAGGCTTTTCTTTCTTGTGGCAAACCTTTGTATATCGACACATTTTACACATATAGTAGTCCGGCGTGTCCGATATTCCAGGCGAGGGCGCATAATCAAATATGATATTTTCAGCTTTCTTTAAGAGCTTATTAGCATATATCTCATCAAATTCAATTCTTTCCTGGTAAAGCTCGTCATCATTTTTGTTTACAGCAAAGTAAAATCCTCTATTCACTCCAAGCCCTAACATATAAGTTTGCATTTGCGCGTAATGCGTGGGCTTTGATTTCTGTACACCATGCTTTTTTAAATGCTGAAACGATTTATCGTTGTGAGTTTTGTACTCTACTATGTGCCATGCTTTTGGAGCCTCTAAAAATCCTCTTCCTACTCCGTCTACATTCCCACCAAAGTGACCGCCTAAAAGATCAGTCCTTATTTGCTCACCTTCTTCTGTGAACGACTTCAACTCAATGCCAACTCGCTTTAAATCTCGTATAAATCTTTCTTCCTCGTCCTGTCCTCTCTCGAATAGTTTAAGCATTTGCCCAACTTGCTTTGTGCTTCTTTTAGGTACTTCGAATTTAGACGGCACTACCCATCTAAATGAAAGCCACAACATTTTACTGCATTCTTCCCCTATCTGAGATGCGCCTAAGCGCACCCCAAATCGTGGGTTTTCGTTATCTTCGTAGCTCTTATATATTCTGTTTATCGTTGAATCAACCACATTAGATATGTCCACCATTTTTTTACCCCTTTCCTTAATTTACTTAGACATCCAGCCTGGTTTCTCCTTTTTATCGCTTTGAGCATTTCCGCTCGCTGTCTCGGTGTTAACTTGCTTAGTATCTCCTGCATTTTTATATCCCTCATACATAAAATGTTTTTTTACTTTATTAGAAGCTTCATACTGACCACTTGCCGGCTGAATGCCAAGAGATACAGTACAAATCTTATCAATCAAATCTTCCGTCTTAGAAATTTTAGTCATAATACATTTAGAGATTTCACCAAGAACACTAAGCCCGATTTGAGTCGCTTTCTCGCTCTTGTTTTGAATGTTGATATTTTCAAAGAAGATGCGCCCTTCATAATCGCCTTCGATGACTTGCCACTTTAGGCTGAGGTACTTGCCTGTACCGTCGTTTGTTTCTCTTAATTCGCAATCTGATATCACACATAGGTATTCACCTACGGGAAGCGGCGAAAAGTCGCTTGTTCTTTCTGGTAATTCCTCTGGTAAAAATTGTTGTAAATCCATTATTTATTCTCCTTCTATTTGTTCATTTCCCATTAAAGCACTCATAAATATATTGGCGTCAAACGGTATCGATTCAGGCATACTGTATCTGTTCTTAGCTATTAAGCTAGGGGTCTCAGATAAGTAAAGCAATGTATCGCCTCGTTTCTTAGCTACTGCCTTTTCGCCTAGTTTTTTGTCGTCGATCTTTTTAATGAAAATCGGCATCGATGCAAAGCCGACAATGTCAGACTGCTCACAAAAGAACTTAGACGGTAATTTATGGAGTTTAATACTGTGCCTATCATACGATTCTGTTTCAGGCGATTCAAACCTGACCACGTCTGAATGAGCGATAAGAACAACCATTTTAAATATGCCTAGGTCTATCAGTTCACGACATGCCCTATTGATATTATTCCAGTAATCTAGGGCATAAGTATACCCTTTGCCATAGCCTACGTCTTCAATGTTTTTCTTACCAAGATCAGTTGAAACTTGTCTCCAGATAATTGGCTCAAGAGAGGATAACGAGTCAATAATTAAAGTATCGTATGTATCTTTCTCAAGTTCAAAACACGCACTTATTGCCTGCTCTACATCTGTCCATGATTTGCATGTCGGGAATGCGTCTACTTCATTTGAACCAAGGCCACCTTGATCAGTTACTATGAACAATGGCTTTGGGAGCTGACTACAAAATGTAGTCTTCCCGATACCTGGTGTGCCGTGTAGAACCATGAGCGGTGTTTTTGTTCCTACATTCTTAGCAATTGATTTTAAATCTATAGCCATTATCTCACTACCCTTTCAACTTTAACGTTAATTTTTCCGTCTTTAAAAGAAACAGCATCTGATACGATTTCAAATACTTCTTTATTGGCAATCTGTAAACCTTTGTACGCTCTAACGTCTAGCTCAACCTTTGACTTCACGGGGCGAAGTTCAGGTGCTATTTTTCTTCTGATACTTTCCCATACAGAAAGGTCTAGAGAGTAATTCACTGGTTTTTTAACTTTAACTTTAAAGTCTTCGTTATTAAATGTTTTTTCTCTGCCTCTTTCAAGTACGTAGTACATAGATATATCTGCCATAAGCTTTTCTTTTTTTATGCTTAAAATTTGCTCGTGTGATTGAATCTGCTCAAGCTCGATAAGCATATCATTAAGTCTCTCCTCTCTTTTTTCATCTAACATTTCTATAGTCATAAAAAGACCTCCTTGTTTATTTGTTAATATAATAACAATAAAATGTTACAGTGTCAACAATTAATAATATAAACAGATACACTTTTTTTCCCTTTTTTATCAGAGGACATAATCACGTCGCCTGACTCTATAAGTGTGTTAAGTATATCGTTTCTTTCTTGCCGTCTTAGAAACTGTGTTCTTTTCGTTATTTCTGACTTTGTAGCGCCTGTACTGCCAAACAACTTTAATATACGCACAACTGCTTTTAAATTCGATTCAACGGTATTATCCGAAACCCGATCATTCGATCTGTTCATTAGTACGTTGGCTGTCCACATTGCTATTTCAGCAGCCCACCCAAGCGCTTCGAGATCTATTACCGGAACTTCGTGATTGACACTAACAGCGTATATTAGAGCAAGCTTTGCTGCGTTTTCAGCTACTCTACTATAGAGAGCTGACGATATAGGGCATTTCATAAGGTCCGTGCAATGCTCGTCTAGTTCCTCCCACAGTTCATACACACCCTCGTCCATTTTAACGGTCTTTGGCTCTATCTTAATACTTTCAGTATTTAAGAATTCCGATAAATCGCCCCCGTTGTGACTATATGATGCCGGGTTCGCTATCCTAGCTGCGAGCCCCTTTGTTTCGTAGTTCAAGTCCGGTCTTTGTCTAGGTGGCCGGGAACTCGAAGCCTCAAATAACAAGAACCTTGATAAAGTTCCGTTTACTGATTCTGAACTTGAGAGAGCTTCATAAAACTCTGATGGTACGGTAGTCCCGTATATGCACGCATTCGGACTTTCTATTTCAATTTTTGGCTTGTTCTTTTGATCTGCGTATTCTTTACCTGAATACACTGATCCTGCTGATGAGTATAACACAAGTAACGTGGTAATGATTTCTTTCATGTGTGCAGATGCCTTGTGATCTGTTGATGCCTTGAGTTTTCTACCAAACTCATCCAGCATAAAGAGTTGAGACGGGTACCGTTGCATAGCTGCAATAATCGCTTGACCACTAGCAAAGTCCTCACCGCCGATATATTTCATAACCCCGGCCTGGTGTGCGAGTTTTTTAATGATCTTTCTAGCGTGGTCTTTACCAGCTCCAGACTCCGCTATGCCGACAACGTATATATTACTTCTGATGCCTGTCTCTGTCTGATACTTACAGCCAATCAAGCTACCGAGAAACGACACACTAGCTGCGACTGCAAGCTCTGGTTGAGGGCGAATACTAGTCGCCATGATATAGTTATAAATATCACGCATGATACCCCTGTTAGGTACTAACGTATCAGGTGGTGCAATATCGATAGGTTCATACGATTCCTTGATTATATTCGCGATTTCTTTTTGGCTAGACTCTATTATCAACTCTGCCAACTGAGACCCAATCTCAATATTAGGATTTTCCCAACCGCACTCATTAGCAAATTGGAACACAGTGTCGAACGTTACTACCTTAGAGTAGTTATGGCCTCTGCGTGATAAGTTACGCCACTGATTCTCAACACTTACAGAGTCATACGCCTTGGACAGCGACGACCACCAATCCCATAATTCAAACCCATTCGGCGACGGGTCAGTATAGTGTATCGCCATGCCTACACGTATCCATGATTCATATGAATCCGCCATGCGACTACACGCTTCTAGGGCCTCAATGCCGAATTCCGGTATGTAGCCGTCTGGATTCCATGATGGAACGGTGATAGCGCGCTCTGTATCATCGACGCTTATTTTGTCTGTAAATACTTTAGGCGCTTCTGATATTTCGTTAATATCAAATTCACCGGACGCTGTATCGAAGAAATACTCTTTACCAGATGCATGTACAGATGGGGGCACTATAATATACCCACCATCGGCCCGTGAGTCGATATTCTTAAATATCTCTGTACCTGTTTTGTATTTACCCTCTTGTGGGTATTTATAAATATAGTGAACACCACCGCCTCCAGTTTCAGAAACTAGTGTTTCAGGTAATTCTAGGGCGTTATACTCGAGTACATCATTAGCGGTTTTAAATCCCTCACTAACGTCTATATCAATAACAAGTATTCCAGACTCCTTTCCTGTTACTACGGCTATGTTAGAATCCGGCCATACAGACCACCATTTACTTATTGTATCCGCATCTTTAGACGCTGACTTAAGACCAAGACTAGTTCTTGGATGCTTGCCTTTTCTTTTGCAATTTACGCCCTGATAGCATGAGCACTTACCGTTCTCAACTGAATGAACCGGAAATACTAAAAGCCCATTACTCGCATAATGAAGCGCTGCCCCTAATTTGTCGTTAATCATCTATTTCCAAGTACCCTTTCAATTTCGTAATCGTTGCCAATGACACGTTTGCCTTACCTCTACAAATTTTAAGAATTGTATTGTAATGCACGCCGGACATATTACTGACCATCTTTTTATTTAGCCCATTTAGAGCCGCTTTTATTTTATTTAAGTCTTTTTCCATACTTAACCTCCGTGTTGATATTTTTTATATTATCACTGCAACATTTTTTTGTCACTATCAATATAAAATTTGAAAGATTTTGAAAAATATTGAAAGATTTTGAAAAATAGGAAATAAAAAATACCGTAGTTACAGTCAAAATGTGCAATCTTTCAAATAATTCAAGAGAACAATAAAAATGAATTTTTTAAAAAATAACACTTTACAAACTTAATTTTTAGACATAAAATGGACTGCGTCCTACAGCGCATCCATTTTATTATATTTTTATATATCTTTTTATATTAAAGCGCGTACGTGCGAGGACTTTTTTCTCTTTTTTTTATTTTTTATTTTTTTTAAGAAATCGTTGAATTATTTGAAAGATTAGTAATTTTTACCGTACTTACGGTAAAAAATAATTCCTATCTTTCAAAATCTTTCAAGAAACTTCAAATAATTCAATAATTTTAATGAAAAATACTTTGAAAAGTAACAGTAAAGTGTTATTGTTATGACATAAAATTATTAAAGGAGTAATAAAATGATTAAACTAACAATGGTGCTTGCAATATTGCTTGTAACAGCTATGGTAGTAACTAGTGCTAGGGGTGTTTTAGGTGGCACACTAGAATATCTCTATGCAGTTATTATATCTAGTATGGCCTTAGGTGTTTCTATAGCTTTGTTTAGGGAGGCATTTAAACTAGATGTCTAATGAGACTTCAGAGTTAAATAAATGCATGAAGGTATTGGAGCGATACGGGATATTCGCCCAAAGAATGAACACGGGAGCTGTCAGATATAATGAAAGATGTCCTTATTGTAAGAGGAGGCCAAGGCAGGGGGGGACTAGGTTTGTGAGATATGGGCAGGCAGGTAATCCCGATATATTCTGCAGGATTCCTAGATATACTAATGGATTTGCTATTCCTTTGTATTGGGAATGCAAAAAAGATGATGAAATAGGGTTAAGAAAAAAGCAGTCGGAATTTATAGAGGAAGCTATTAAGGATGGGTGCGTCGCAGGGTATGGCACATCTGTAGAGCTAGAAAAGTTTTTAATAAGTCTAGACTTATCCCCCATAATTTGATATATTGCGCAAATCAAAGCTCATTTGCCCCTAGCTTTGTCACAAAACAACACCAAGGCCGTCACTAGTTGGCGGTCGTTTTGTTTTTGTGGTAACATTTTCTGTAAATCAGAATCTAACAGGGAGCATAAATGCCTAAGTTTAAACCAGGTGAATCCGGAAATCCAAACGGCAGACCACCAAGAGATCAAGTCCTAACAGACTTGGCTAGAAAAAGGGTAAATCAGAAAGTTGTTATCACGACTGCCGGGGGGGAGCAGATAGAAACAACTGCAAAAGAGGCCATAATTGAGAGAGTTATTGAAATGGCAATGGCTGGCGATAGGTGGGCAATATCGCATCTATGGGATAGGATGGAAGGGCAAGCAACGCAATTTATAATCGGAGATATGGTTAACGATAACCAGGAAGACAAGCAAAACGTATTGGAAAAATTAAATGCACTTGAACAGGCAGTTAAAAGTAGTAAAAGAAAGCTTAGAGTTAAATCTAATAAGCCCAGCGGAAGCAAGTAACCTAGTTAAGGGGATTCGGAAAAACTATACTGAATCGGACATGCTTAGGTGGGGGAAATATTATTTCCCTCATAAGTTCCCTAAAGAGTTTTGCTGGGATTTGCACGGGTACTTAGCGTCTATAGTGCATGAAGGGGAAACATTTACATTGGCACCGCGTGACCACGCTAAGTCAACAATAATGTGTTTCCTTGCGCCTATCTACCTGGCTCTAGTCAAGCCATTAATGTATAGGCACTTTCTACTAGTTCAGGAGACATCAACGAAGGCCAAGGTGACGAATATGAATATACGCCACGAACTTGAGACTAACGAAAAATTAATAGAGGATTACGGGGACCAGATAACCAAGGATAAGTGGACAGAGAAGCAATTCATACTTAAAAATGGCTCGATATTCTCTTGTATTGGCGTAGGTGAATCGTGTCGGGGTATTAACGTTAGGAACATGAGGCCTGATTGGGTAGTTGTCGACGATATCTATGAGCTTAAAGACTGCGAGAATAGCGACGCTGTTCGTAAAAAAGTGGCTTGGTATGACTCTGATTTAACGCCAGCTCTAGCCGATAGCTCTATAGGGCAGCCCGTATCACTGCATAATATCGGGACAGCTATAAACAGGTCGGACCATATACATAGAGCAGAGAAAGAAAAACACCCATTCTTTAAGAGGTTCCAAGCCGTTATAGATACAGAGAAAAAGAAAACGCTTTGGAAAGTCTTCGACTGGCTTATGGATAAGAAGAAGCGCCTAGGCTCCATTATATTTGCAAGGGAATTCCAGAATGAAGTTCGTGACGATGAATCGGCTATTATCAAGTACGGAGACATTAAATACTATGATGGACGGTCCTTCCCTACAAAACAGGAAGCTATCAATATTCAGAAGATGGAGAGGTTAGAAGAATTACCGGAGCATATCGTGTGGAACCGTGGAGCAGTTGATCCTGCTGAAAAAGAAAAAGAGGTCAACGACTTTACCGCAAGGGCAGCTGTTATACTTACATCCCTAGGAAACTTCTATATATACGATATCGAGAATGTAAAGCAGTCTTTTAACAAGAACAAAGAGGCGTGTGTATCATTCTATAAGAGAAACAACTTAGACAAGATGATAGTAGAAACAAACAAAGGTGAGGCTCTATATCAAGAGATCAGGAGAACCACTAATATAAATGTAAAAGGGAAGCATGAAACACTTGACAAAATAACTAGAAAGGTTAAACAATCAGGTAAATTTGAAAATGGCAAGGTGTTTATTTCTATGCTTATAAAAGAAGAAATTAGAACAGAGCTGGTTGAACAGCTCACACTTAACAAGCCAAATCACGATGATATTTCAGACGCAGTTATAAATTTATTAGAAGAATCTGATAAAAGGGGCCTATACATTGGATAGGAGTTTTTAATTGGGAATTTTTGACAGGCTTTTTAACCGTGATTACAGGAAAGCAGCACAAAATGGGAGCCCTTACAATGATTTATCATTTGGTCCTGGTAGCCGGGTAAAGAGCCTTAGCGAGCTTAACACTTCCAGCATGTCTGAATATGTTGGTCAAGTTCCTTGGGTATCTATTGCAGTTGATAAGATAGTTAGTAAGGTAGCGTCACAGAGATACAAGTTTGTAGATTATGAGAGGCAAGAAATTGAACCTAGGCGCCTGGATGAGAATGTTTATTTACCGTTTGAGATGGGATGGGCTGGACTTTCATTTAATGACATTATTAGGTTTTGCTTACCTAACTTACTTATGCTTGGAAATGCATTTATATGGAAAGCGACTGGAACGGCGTACGGTAAGTTAAATAATACCAAGGACTCACTGATACCATTGCCGACAGGTAAGGTCAAGGTCGTTATGGGAGAGAATAACCTTTACGTTAAAAATTATGAAGTTAATTTTGGCAATGGGGTAGTATTTCATGTTGATAAGGAAGACATGATTCACCTAAAACAGAATACGATATTTAATCCTTTTATCGGCGTAGGGACGCTTTCGAAAGGCCGGATATTATTTGAAGGCGAGGTTGCTGCGTCGGAGTATGTGAACTCGTTTTTGTCTGAGGCTAGGAATATGCCACTATCTACCGTTATCGATAAGACGTCAAGAACGGATGACGATATCGAGCGCGCTCAGATGATATTAAAACAAAAGTATTCTGACAAAATTATGTACATGAACGGTGAAGATATCGAAGTCACACACTCATCATTGATTCAAAAAGACTTTAATTTTATAGAGATGAGGCGAGACGATAGACAAACAACGCTCAGTTTGTTTGGAGTTCCTCCAATTGTCGCCGGTGTTCCAGATAGCACGAATAGAGCCAATGGACGCGAGCAGTTTAACGGGTTCCTTGAGCACACGATAAATCCGCTACTTATAGATATTGCTGACCAGATAACAAGGCAGCATGTGAAACCACTAAATCAAAGCGTCAAGTTTGAGTATGACCTACACACTGTGTATAGCATTGATTACGTAATTAAGAAATTGAATAACGGTATCATCACACCAAACAGAGCAGCTGAACTTTGTGGGGAGGAGCATGACGAGCTAGACGAGTTAAGAGAGCAGTATTATCTTCCTTCAAATTTAATGCCGCTTGGCTTTCTAGATCAGGAAGAGGACGAGCAAGAAGAAGTTATTGAAGGCGAAGAAAATGAGGATGATGATAACGACGAAGGCGAAGGTAAGACTTACGATAAAATGAAAGACATTCGCAACTATAAGCTTATCGTCGAGGACTTCAAAAGAAGGTCAAGAAAAGCTAAAAAGTTCCAAGCAAGATACTTAGTAGCTTCGTTCAAGTCTAGGCTACAGGTAGAGGACAGATACGTCGGTAAGATATCAAAGTATTTTGAAAACCAAGAAAAGCGCGTTATCGAGAGAGTTAGAGAGGTTTTAGAAAAGTCTGACAGAGCTAAGATAGAGAACCTTGACGCATCATATATATTTTCTCTTGAAGAAGAACAACAAATACTTGAAGCCGACATGAAGGCTATGCACACATCTGGTGTTCAAAAGGCTATTCAAGATATCAACGGAATAGTAGGTAGCGCTGTAAATTACAACACGTCTAATCCTATGGTTGTTACTATGATATCCGCTATTGGTAAAAAGGTAACAGGCAAGATACAGGAGACTACAATCAAGGAGCTTCGCGCACTTATCGTTGAGGGCATGATCGAAAATTGGAACATTATCCAGTTTCAGGATGCCATTCAGAATAAGTTTAAGCAGTTCCAAGGGTACAGAGCTAGGATGATAGCCAGGACAGAGGCGCGTGCTGCATGGGATGTGGGCGCTGTAATTTCTTATGAAGAGCTTGGAGTTAAGACGGTTGATGTCGTAGGATGTACCCAATTTGAGGATGACTCGGACTGTGGTAAGCAGAATATACCTATACAGAATGTAGGTAGTTTGAGATTCCATCCAAACCACATTGGCTCTATCTTGCCATCTGAGGAAATTTAACTTAATATAAAAATAACAGCGAGCACTTTGGGGCATACTTTTAATCGGAGGTTGCCCCATTGTCTAAGAATGAAGATCACAAAGTAATAGAGATTGTTGACTTTAAGTCTGAAAAGACTGAGGACGGCCACTATATTACAGGTTACGCGAATACCAAAGGTAAGGCAGACGCCTACGGGGATATCCCCACGAGTCTAAACGGGAAACCGGTTTATGACCTTTCTAAATTCAAACGAAATCCAGTAGCGCTAGTAGATCATCAAAATAGTGTTGGTAATATTTTCGGTTCTTTCATCATTGGCACTGGCGCCACAGAGGAAGATGAAAAGGGCCTTAAAATTAAGTTGCGTTTGATGGATAATCCACAGACAGACGTTGCTAAACATGCCGTTGAGGCTTATAAGAGCGGTTTTGCCCGCGCATTTAGTATCGGCGGACGCTGGTTGTTTGAGAACAAAGACAATCCGGCGCATTTAACTAAGGCTATTATTAGTGAGATTTCAGGTGTTGCTATTGGCGCAGATAGCTACGCACTTTCTCGAGCGGCTAAACCTAAGATGGATTCAAAAATGACAGAAGCGGAAAAAACGCAGAACGTCATAGCTGAACTTGTAGGTGCTTACCGCAAAACTAATGATGCAGCAATATTAAATACTATCAAGATTTTAAAAGAAGGGATTAAAGATCATGGATAAAAAAATTCAACAATGGATCGAAGAAGGAAAGACTGACGAGGAAATCTCGGCTTTACTTCTTTCTGAGGAAGAACTATCACAAGACGTAAAGTCACTAACAGAGGACGGTGTCGCGGATGCTATTTTAAAAGGCCGTAAAGCTGCTAACGTAGCTTCCAGCCTAGCTAAGAAAAAAGCAGACCAAGCAGAAGCAGACAAAAAAGCAGCTGACGCAAAGGCGCTCGACGCTAAAGTTTCTGACGCTGTTAACGATAAGCTTAAAAGCTTAAACATAGACCCAACAGGCAACGTGGCTCAAGCTCCTAGAAGCCTAAAATGGTTCGACCCGGTTTCAAAAGAGTTTAAAGCCCACGCAGAAAAGCCGACTGAATCATACGTTAAAATGAATGAGATGCTTAGTGCTATCGTTGACAAGGATCATGCACGCGCTAAATCTATCTCTAACGAGATTGACCAGCATAATGATCGTATGTCTGCTATCCAAAACGGTAAGGCAACACCTTCTGTTTCTGACGTTGACTCAAGAGGTGGATACGCTATCCCTACAGAAGTAGACAGCATGATTCACCAGTTAATCTATAACGAATCTGCAATGCTTGGATTAGTAAATCAAGACAACATTATTTATGAGTCTAAGATTTACCCATTAATGTATGGAATGTCTGTTGTAGACATCGCTGACCAGTCAACAGCTCTTACAGAGAAAAATCCAACATTCAGTAATCCAACTGTTAACATCGAACGCGCAGGTGCTTACAGTGTTATTTCAAACACTATCATTAGGCAAAAAGGTGCGGATATCGTTAACGCATTCATCTCTGCTTACACGTCTGAGTTCGCTAAGTTCTTAGACTTCCGCTTATCAGTGGGTAATGTTACTGGTGAATCTCACTTAGTTGACGGTATCGTTTTTGACGCTAACACGTCAACTCCAACTGCAATTGCTCTTAGCGCACTTTCTTTATCTACTTTGGAAGATATGAAAAATACGCTTGACGCTTCAGCGGACATGTCTAAAACAGCATTTGTAGCTAACAGAAAAGTTGTAGGCAAGATTGGTCAATTAGAAACTACTGCTGGTCAATTGTTATTCCCTGGATACTTAAACGGTGGGTCAATTTCTCCATTCGGTATTCCATTGGTAACTAACTCGCAAATCATCTCTACGCTAGATGTTGGTGGAGACGCTCACGGCGGAACTGACGACGTTCTAATCCTTGCGGACTTCTCTAAAGTAGTTGCTGGTGTTACTCGTGAAACTCGTATCGAGTTCAGCGAACACTATCAGTTTATTAACGACGCATTAACAATCCGAGGCATCAAAGGCTACGGACAGAAAGTAATTTCTGGTTCTAGTACGGCTGGTGTTGTTGCAGTTGCTCAAGAGCTAACTAACTAGGAGGGTAAGCAATGAGTGAAGTTCTTTACGAAATAATTGATGAGAACGGAATTCTGTATCACCCGCTAGGTTCTGACGGAGGCGCCACAGAGCGCCTCCCAAAGGGATCGAAGATCACAAGCGCTGATATTGAAAAGGGGTCGTTCACGTTCTTAGGTTTGCAGAATTTAGAATCTAAGGGCAGAGTAAAAAAAGTCTCTGAAGAAAAAAAGGCTGCTAGTAAGTCTAACAAAAAGGCTCCAAAGCAAGAGAATAAAAAAGAGAGTAACGACGGGTAATTAACACAGATAACGACTACGTCGAAATTTCAAGAAGCGAAAAATAATAGGAGAGGATACAATGGGAAAATCAGGATTACAAGTAACAACACCGGGGAAGGCTACAGTCGCAGCGACTTCTACTCTGGTGCTTGCAGCCAATGAAGACAGAGAGTTTATGTCATTTACTAATGATAGTGATGAGGTTATGTATTTAACTTTTAACGGAATTGAGCAATCGGCTGCTGCTGTAATGAATGAAGGAGAACCATTGTACCCTGCGCAGACAGTATCGTTTAGTGTTCCTGTAATTCCTAAAGGGAATGTATACGCTATATGTTCGTCTGGTTCTAAGAACATAACAACTTTCGAGGGGACCTAGATGAATAAACACACACAACCATGGAGTGGGGACGCTGAATTATTAGTATTATCAACAGGAGGGGTACCTAGCGCTATACAGACTGAGATTGATGCTAAACAAGACATATTAGCAGAGGGGGCTTTTGTTGACGGAGATAAAACAAAGCTTGATGGAATAGACCAGGGCTTATCCACAACAGATGAACCATATTTTGATCGTGTTGATATTGGTGTTAATACCGAAGCTTTATCAGCAAATAAAACGCTCACAACAACGGATAATGGCGTACAAGCTCTTGACCCTAATGGATCAGACAGAGATGTTATATTGCCGAATGAAGCTGATGGTCTTATGTTTACCATTTTCAATAATGGATCAGCAAATACCTTGATCATTAAAAATGATGCAGGAACACAGCAGGGTAATCCGGTGGCTATAGGGATTTCTGTTACTATCGTATCAGATGGGACTGGCTGGATTTTTATATAATGGCTACACCTTTACTACTTCAAATATCTGCAAATAACAGCAATTCATTAAAAGCTTGGCATAGTTTCTATTATCCAGACTCTATTACTCAGTCGGGAACAGTTACTAATATGCTCGATTTGTCTGGGAATGGCAATGACTTAGATGCAGGAAATGCACCGTCTTATGTTTCAGAATCCGGAAACTTTAAAAGTGGAGCTTATTTTGACGGAGTTCAAAACTATTTAGAGACAACAGGCACTATAGATTTCAGTGCAAACAATGCTGCTACTATATTCTATGTATTTCGATATACAGGGAATCCAAAATCAGTCTCAACTAAGAAAATAATTGGTTCTCAAAATGACGCAGATTCTAATAATATTCTTTCAATAAATACTACAGAAAGGTATGGTTCGGAGGCATTTGGATTAGCTAGTGAATCTTACCAAAATATAGATAATAAAACTCATGTAATGGCTATTAAAGCATCTTCTTCAAGTGGGGAAAGAGAAATGTGGATAGATGGGACAATGGACCATTCAACATCTATAACATGGGCGAATGGGAATGGGGAAATAGGAATCGGGCGTGACATAAATGCTCTTAGCAATTATTTTGATGGGTTTGTTTTTGAATTTGCTGTGTTTAATGTAGCTCTTACAGATGATGAAATTATTTCTATTTCTCGTGATATGGGAACAAGATATAATGTAAGCGTAAACAATGTTCCAAGTGATGCTTTTTACTGGTTCGATACTGACTCTACCAAAACAGAAACGCTAAATGGCTCAGACTTTTCAGCAATAGCTAGTCGAGTTGGGTCTTTATCTGTCTCTCAAGCAACCGCTGCTCAACAACCTACAAAATCAGAAGGATTGCTAAACGGTTATACAGGGGCAACGTTTATTGATGCTGATAATACGGTCCTTGATAATGTCGGATCTGGGAGTACGTCTAACAGCTTCACTGGTTTTGTTGTAGGTGCCGTTGATAATCAGGGTGTATATACAACATATACCGCAAATTCAAATGGAAATTATGGCTGGACCTTAGTAAAAACAGAGGATGAAGAATTGTCTCTCCGAATTGGAAATGGGTCGTCACTTAGCGACATAAAAACAACTACTGAACTATCAGCGGATGACTTCAAGGTTCCTCATGTTATTTCTTTCACATTTGATGGTTCGTCCGGGAAATTGTATTTTAATGGAACACAAGTTGCTTCCGGGACTAAAACTATTGCATTTTCAACTCAAGACATTCTTTACGGGTCGTATGACATGAATGGGAAGCTTGGAGACAGCTTATACTATGAGAGGGTCCTTTCTGATACCGAACGAAAAAATGTGGAGAATTACTTAATTAATAAGTATGTCAATCCGCTTGTTACGGTAGATTTGGATTACTTTTATGACATATCAAAACCAAAAACATTAACATTTAATGGAAGTGGAGTTTCGGGTATTGTAAATATTGAAGGTACTAGCACTTATGATTGTTCTCAATCAACAGCATCTGAACAACCGACGTTTGACGGCTATGGGCTAAAATCGCATTCTGCCCTAATTACAACAAATGCTAATGATCAAGCGTTTACCTTTGCAAATGGGACTTTACCTCAGCCTACTAACGTTACAATATATGTTGTAAGTAAAGCAACACTTGACGCAAGTATAACAAGGATGATTGTTAGAAATTTTTTAGATTCAAAAGGGTATAGAGTTGGAATATTATCTACAGGCAGATTGATGATGAGAATTGGTACAGACAGCGGTGCAATTAATTTTTCCTCAGCCATATTAAGTTATTCTGAATTAGCTAAGCCTTTTGTTGCTTGTTTTAGGTATGATGGGTCAAACATGAAGATCGATTTTAATAACGGAGGTCTTAGTTTTTCAGGAACAAATGCTCATACGGGCGATATTATTTATGATTCACCAGCTTGCAGTATGTTTAGTAGTGGCGATGTAGATGCCAATACATCTCTAATTGCTTCACATGGCGTCTCTCATGATGATGATACTGTAAAAACTAATATTAATTATTTATTAAGACAATTTAATATAGGATAGGAGTTTTAAAATATGACAACTGTAACAATAATTGACACGGACGGTAACGAAATTACGGGGAGTTTAAAATATAACAATATCGAAATTGGTGACTTGCTGTTTTATATAGAATGGGACAGTGAAGACGAATTTGATTCTTGGCATGGTACGATAGACACGTTTGATAGCACTGTGCAAGAAGGTACTATCAACGCACATTTTGGCGTGCCTGGAGGGGATAAAAATCAAACATTAAATTGCGTAGCATTTAATCCTCACCCATTAAACGGTAAAGGGTATAGTACATTTCATGCAAATTTTCCGGACAATTTAAATCCAAGCATAACAACAATTACAGGTGCGAGCATAGTTGAATATGATTATCTTGTAGAACAAAATTATTTTGAGGAAGAAGAAACTCCCTAGATATTGTAATTTTAAAGGAATTGATAATATAATGATTTAAAATCACGGGGCTTTTTGGAGAATTTTAATGGCAATCGTGACTAACTCAGATGTATTTGAATTTTGTGGAACACCTTCCGATGTGCAAACAACGCAAGGCACTGCTATAACAAACTTGATTTCACGTGTTACAGAAGAAGTTGAGGCTATGCTTGGCCGAAAGGTTGAGAATACTACGTATACTGATCTTGTATTTGGACACGGAAAGGGCGCAGTAGTTTACGGTGATTGCCTATGGTTAAAGGGACCGCTTAGAGATTTGCATACGATAACATCCATAACAGAGACAGGCACGTCTTTAACTGAGTCAACTGACTATGACGACGGTGGCGATTTCTATCTGGACACTCAGAAAGGACTCCTAATTAAAATCAATGATGTATGGAGCAAGGAACCTATAGCGTTTAAGCTGACAGGCGATGTGTGTATCGGCTTTGGCTCTGGACTTATGTACGGGTCTACTGCTAGAGGAGATATTAAGCAGGCCATTATAGAGATGGTCGCTGCTAAGTCTGGCCTTTGGAAAAACAATGTTATGACTGAGGGGGGAAGTATCGAAACGATTAGAACTACCCCTAGGAAAGAGACAATGGCGACGCTTAAAAAATACCGTTTGAGGGATTTTTAATGGCTACAAAGGTTGAAATACGCGGTTATGATAAGCTTAGAAAGCATATTGAAAAAATGTCGAATCCTAAATTTGAATTTGATAAAGACTTTAAATCTACAGCAGTATTTAGTGTTTCCAAGTTTGGACGCGGTACAAATAGAAAGACAGGTAATACAGCGAGAGGATGGCAGAAACCAAAAAGATTAGGGCTTTCTAATTATAAGGTTTCCAATGACGTAAAGACCACAGATGGTAAGCATTTAATTGTAAACATACTAAACTATGGTAGAAAAGAAGTACGCCCAGTTAAGGCTAAACGATTGTATATACCACTATCTCAAAAGGGCATGTCTAAAAAAACAGGAGCCAAGATACCAAAGGATTTTGTGTATGGAATAGATTATGTACTGGCTAAGAAATCCAGGGCGACTAAAGGCACATTCTTTATTCAAAAGACACTCAAGGATGCTTCTAAGAAGCTAACTAAGGCCATGATCTCTACTATAAGGAGGGTTCATAGTGGGAATTAAGGTTTCATTGATTGAAGAAATACGCGCGCGACTAGCTGCTGAGAATGTCGAAGGTGGCGAACTCGAAGACATTAAGCAGATTAGAGTCGGCAGTGTTGAGGACTCAAGAAAGGAAAACGACTTTCCTATCATTACTATACAGTTGTTAAGTGGTGAAGAATTAGCAGAACACCCTAACAAGCAAATATACGATCAAATGACAATAGGCGTAGGTATTGTTGTCAATAAACTAGCTGAAGACGGAAATACACTATACAAAACAAGTGATAGCTCAGGTGCGTTATTTCTGTTTGAGAAAATGTTAAATGTTATCGATAAAAACACAAGTGGCGTGGTCGATAACACGTTTAATGGAAACGCCCATTTCTTAAAGGAGATGACCTACGAAGTAGACGAAGACGAGAATGTTATAGTCTTTTATGCTAGGTTAATTATTAAGGCGACAGCCTTCACAGTGGGAGGAAGATAACATGAGTGAAAAAAAACAAGAGGTCAAAAAATTTAAAATGAAATACAAAGGTGATTACGCCGTTGTATTAATGAGTCCGTATTATGTAGGCAAGGTATTACCTGGCGAAATTATTGAAGTTGATGAGTTAACCTTTAATGAGCGCAAAAACAATAAATCATGGGAACCAGTAAAATCAAAAAAGGAGAGTAAATAGTCATGACAATTTCAGGTTTAGGACAAGACGGGTACGTCAGAATACAAAAAGAGACAACTTGGGGGACAGCGGTAACAAGCTCTATGACAGACTTGCCATGTTTGGCAGGATCAACGTTTGAAACGTTTTACGAGAACATAGAAAATGAAAATGTAATCGCTAGCAGAGTAAAGCAAGCGCCGGACCAAGGTAGGCAGTACGCTAGGTTTAACTTACAAATGAAGTTACATTATACGCTTATTGGAGATATTTTAGAGCTTTTCTTAGGTGGCGCTTCTAGTGCTGGCCCTACAGATAGCACGTATACTCATACATGGTTGACACCTATCACGGGTACAACTATCGGCGAATCTTTCACCATGCAAGTAGCTAAGGGTGGCGCAACGGCTGAACAATTAGCAGGGTGTGTAATTAAAACGTTCAGATTAGCTACTGATAACCAAGGTGCATTAGTTATTACGCTAGAAGGAATAGCTAAACTATATACAGCAGGTGTTACTAGGGTTTCATCTTGGTCGTATCCTTCTGCAATTCCTGGCAACTTCTCAGACATAGTGTTAAACCTTGATAACGGTTCTGATGCGGCATTCGATCAGCCATGTAATTCATTAGAGGTTACAGTTGATACAGGGTTGAAAGTTGAGAATTTCAAGACGGGTAGCATCTACACAAATGAGCCTATCTTCGAGACTATTCCATCAGTAATGCTTTCATGTAACATTGACGCTGATATACAGTTCAAAAGTGCTGCAAATGCTAATACTCAGTATGCTATTACAGTTACAGCTACAGCTAAAGAGTATGCAGCAGGTACAACATACTCATCACTTGCATTTGAGATTCCAAAAGGAATTTTAAATCCTGAAACATCTATCCCGTTTGAAAATGACAATTTAAGTATGGACCTAGAGTTTGATTGCGGATACGGGGGTACGACAACTGGCTCAGG